CAGCCCGTCTCCAACGGCTCGGGCCGCGACAGGGCGCGGCTCGGCGAGGCGGCGAAACTCCTGACGGACGCTGGCTGGACGCGGTCGGGCACCTTCCTGGCCAATGGCAGGGGCGAGTGGCTTTCCGAGTCGTTTTCTACGCACCTTCGGTCGGCTCGGCAGTGCGCACGATCAACTACAGTTTCGAGATCGACGGCCTCAAATCGAACGACGTGTCGATCTTCTCGCCCCACTTCTTCGAGAACATGGGGATCATCTCATGGTGCTATGCGCAGGAGCCGCGTTCGCTGATCTGGGCCGTGCGCTCGGATGGAAAGCTTCTGTGCTTCACCTGGGAGCAGGAGCAGAATGTCTGGGGCTGGACGCTCTGCGAAACCGACGGATCGGTGCTGAGCATTTGCGCCATCAGCGAGGAAGGCGAGGACAGGGTCTATCTGATCGTTGAGCGCGAGGTCGACGGTCAAACGCGGCGCTTCGTTGAACGCATGGTCTCGCATCGCTGGGATTCGATCGAGGAAACGTGCTTCATGGACTGCGCCGTCACGGCGGAGTTCGAGGAGCCGCGGACATCGTTCGCCGGTCTCTGGCATCTCGAGGGCCGCACCGATGTCGTTGGGCTCGTAGATGGCGTCACGGTGACAGGGCTCACCGTCACCAATGGCGTGGTCGAGTTGCCATCTACTGTACCCACCGGCACGCGGGTCAGCTTCGGCATCCCTTACCAGGTCGACGTCGAGACCCTGCCGGTGCGAGTGAACGCGCCGGGGATCGGCTCGAACATCGGCCGCCGGCACGAGGTTGGAGAGGTGATCCTGTCGCTTCAGGACACCCGTTCCATCTCCGCAGGCATCGACGAGGACCACCTTTATCCGGTCAAGCAGCGCACCGACGAGGACTACGGCTCGCCAGACGATCTGATGAACGGCGAATCCGAGCCGATCACGATGGACAACAAGGCCCGCAACACCGCGAGCGTGTGGATCCGCCAGACCCTCCCGCTGCCCTTTACGCTGCTGGGTGTGGGCGTGTCTCCGATCATCCATGGATAGTCGGGTTCGCATCGTTCCGGCTCAATTCAAGCATATCAACTGGCTCGCGCGCCGGTTGAGAACCATAGATCGCGAAGAGTGCGAGGCGATGGGGCGGACGCCGAAGCAATCGCTGCGACTTGGCTATTTCATCAGTGACCATGCGTGGACGGCCTTGGTCGACGGTAAGCCGCACGCCATGTTCGGGGTGGTGACCGTGAGTGTCCTTGGCGGCCTCGCCACGCCGTGGTTTCTCGGCACCAACGAGGTCTATCGGCACGGGCGCGAGCTGTTGATGTGGGGGCCGGGGATACTCTCCCGCATGGGCGATTCAAGCCGGACGCTCAGAAACCTAGTGTCGTCGCGCAATCGACGGGCGATCCGGCTTCTTGAACGCTGGGGGTTCGCGGTCAGCAGCGAGGAGATCGACGTGCGCGGCGTGGCTTTCCGTGAATTTGAGAAGGTGCCCGGCTGATGTGCGTCGCCGTTCCTGCCCTCATGTTGGCGGCCACCGCAGTCTCCGCCGTTGGGACCGGCATCGGGGCGCTGCAGGCCAACGCGCAATCCCGCTATCAGGCGAAGATCGCCGAACGCAACGCTGCCCTCGAGCGCGATTCTGCTCAACAATCGATCCTGAACACTCGTGAGGAAGCGCTTGCGCACTATCGAAAGGTCGCTGCGCTGAAGGGTGCGCAGCGGGCTCGGGCGGCTGCCAGCGGGGTAGGGCTGGATTTCGGAACCGCAGCCGACGTAGTCGGCGATACCGACATGCTGGCCCGCGAGGACATCGGGCGCATCTACCGTCAGGGCAACGAACGGACACGCGGCTTCGAGATCAACGTCTCGAACTACCTTGGGGAAGCGTCGGCACAGCGGCAAGCCGGCAAGGGAGCGCTGATCAAGGGGGCGTTCGACATGGGCTCGACCATTCTTGGCGGCGCGCAGCAGTATAAGAAACTGCGGCCGAGTTACGGCTGATGCCCCGCTTGCCATCGTACCAGCCCAATCAGATCGCACCCGTCGAACTGACAGGCGCGAGATTTCGCCCTGCCAACAACAATGGAGGCGCGTTCGGCGCGCTGGGCGAAGGCCTGCAGGAAGTCGGCGGCACTCTCGGGTGGATGGCGGAAGAGCAGGACCGCCTCAACGCCGAGAACGACGATACCCAGGCTCGCTTGCTGGCTGCCGAAGCGGGGTCGGCATATTCCGCCGCGACGAGCGAATACGAACAGCTGAAGGCCGGCCAGGCACGGGCGGCCCAGGGCACGTTCGATGAACGCCTTGCCAGCATTCGCGACCAGGCGCTTTCGCGTGCGGGCACGCCCCGCCAGCGGCAGATGCTTGAGGAGCGGCTGATTGGCCTTCATGGTGCTAGCGCTGCGCAGATCGCGAACCATGCGGTCCGCGAACAGCGAGCCGAACGAGAAACCGGTTTCAAGGCCCAAGAGGCGAGCTATGCTGAACTGGCGGCTTCGGCGACCGATCCTGCCCTGAGGGATCAGTACCTTGCCAGCGGCATGGCGGTAATCCGCGACCGCCTTACCCAGATGGACGGGCTCGATCCGGACACCACTCCAAAAGCGTTTGCGCTGGCTGAGCTGGACTATGCGAGCAAGGTTCATGGGGCCGTGCTCGATCAAATGTTCGCGGTCCCCGATCCACAAATCGACGAGATCATGGATTATCTCGGCGCCTATGGTGACGAGATGACGTCGGCTCTTCGCTCTGACGCGCTGGGACGGCTTCAGGGCCCACTACAGGACCGCCAGGCGCGGTCGGATGCCGACGTGGCGATGGGGCTGTTCGAGCCCTCTCGGACCGAAACGCCGACGGCAACTGTAACAGCAAGCGGTGCGCCCGGAGTAGTGGGGGGCACGCTCAGCAGCGCCGGCTTTTCCCCTGCCGTGGTGGCGGGGTTTCTCGGCAACTTCGATGTAGAGGGCGGCTATCACGGCGCGCGCGGCGATGGTGGCAAGGCGGCGGGCATCGCGCAGTGGCACCCCGACCGGCAGGCCAATTTCCGCCGCGTCATCGGAAAGCCCATTGATCGAGCCAGCCATGCGGAGCAGGCGAGGTTCGTCGTCTGGGAAATGAACAACCCCGCGCAGGCCGGAATGACCGTAGCGCAGCGGGATGCGATCCTTGCCGCGCGCTCGCCAGAGCAAGCAGCCGAGCTGATCGATCAGCATTACGAGCGGTCGTCGGGACAGCATCGTGAACAGCGGATGGCTGCGGCTCGCCGTTACGGCGGCGGTTATGCGAACGCTCCTCGCGAATGGGATCGGGCGGCGACCGAAGGTGCGCTCAATCAGGCTGCCGAACGAGAAGGCTGGTCGCCGGAGCGGACACAGAGGGCGCGCGCGGAAATGGAGCGCCGGATCGACCGCGACGAAGCGCTGCTTCAGGATCAACGCGCCGAAGCTGAAGAAGCGGCGATGACGATCGTTGCCGAGCGCGGTACTGACTTCCGTGTCAGCATGATCCCGCGCGATGTCATCTCGCGCATGTCGCCGCTGCAAGTGGCCGAACTTCGCGAGCTTGAACGCAAGGCGAGGGAACCGAAGGAGCCCGCTGCCAACAGCGCCCGCGTCATGGAACTGAACATGATGCGCTATTACGAGCCGGAGCGGTTCAAGTCGCTCGATCTCCGCAAGGAGATGGGAAACATGACATCCGCGGAGCTCGACACGTTCCTGAGCACGCAAGCCAGAATGCGAACCGAAGCGCCGGAAGCCTGGTCGCCCCGCAGCGGGATCACGACCGCGCTCACCTACGGAAAGAAGATCAACGGCCTCGACCTGGAGCCTGAAAACGAGGCGGCCATCCTGCAGATCATGGAATCCGAAGCCCATCAGCTCTATCGGCAGAACGGCAACAAGCCGCTCACCGACGTCGACTATCAAGCGCTGTTCCGTTCGGCGACGCGCACGGTGCGCACGACCACACGCATCCTCGGCTTTGAGACGGGAAGCAATGAACGGGCGCGCTATGAACTGACGCTCGACATGATGCCCGAAGCCGAGCGCGCCCGGCTGACTCGGCAACTCCAGCAGAGCGGCTTGCCGGTCAACGATGACAACCTGCTGCGCCTCTACCGGGTCAGCCAGCGGTAATGGCCAGCAACCCGTTCGATTACGCCGAGCGCTTCAATCCGGCCAATCGCCGGTCGGGGCGCTCTCCGGAAGCGGAGAGTCTCGATCCCGTCGGCGCCGAGATCAGGCGGATGCGCGAGGAAGAAATCCGCTCGACCATCGAATTGATGCCGGAGCCGGAGAAGGTGGCGCGTGTCACGCGCGCGTCGCGCGAGGCCGACGTTTCGCCGCTTCTGGTTGAGGACTCCCTCGCCGAAACAGAGCGGGCGTTGCAGTCGCGCCGGTTTCTCGAGCTATCCCGCCAGAACTCGAATCTCGCGCGGTGGGCGCTTGAGAACCCGCGCGGTGCTGCGGCGGCGCAGGACGATACCGAAAGCCTTGGGCTGCTCGGCGGGGCTTGGGATTTCCTCAAGAACCTGCCCGGCCGCGTAGGTGGGGCGGGCGGATGGCAGCTTGGCGGGATGCTGAACGACACGTTCGGCATGTTCGAGGAATTGAATGACGTAGCGATGACGCCGCTGTGGAGCGTCATGTCGGCCGTTTCGCAGGCGGGCGGTATCGAGGCGCTTGATCCTGAAGAGTTTCTAACGCCCCGTTTGCGCGAGCGGAACGAACGCAGAGCTTTCTACCGCGAGGGGGCGGGGAGAGGGCTTGGGGCCAACCTGGGAGCAAACTTCATCACGGAGGGCTTGCTTCGGGGAACCGAAAGTGTCCCGCTGACAATAGGTGCCATTGCCACCCGCAGCCCGAACGCCGCGGCTGCCGTGATGGGCTCGCTTTCAGGGGGCAGCAGCTACGCCGAAGCCCGCTCACAGGGCCTGGCTGTTGGCACATCGCTTCGATACGCGACGACCCAAGGCGCGATCGAGGCCATCACGGAACGCATCCCTGCCGGCACTCTGACTGAGTTGATTGCCCGCAAGACCCCTTGGGGCAAGGCGTTCGTTCGCGAGCTGGGCCAGGAAATGACCGGCGAGCAAATCGCCACTGCCCTGCAGGATTTGAACGACTGGGCTTTCCTTCCACAGAACCGCGGTCGCACTTTCGCAGACTACTTGAGCGAACGGCCTGAAGCGGCGCTAGGCACTGCCCTTGGCGTCGTAGGCGGGACGAGCGTAACGACTGGCGGGATCGGGGCGGTTCAACG